GGTCGTTTGGGCCGATTCCCAAATGGAGTATCCAGAAACCCAGGCCTATATTCGGGAGACAGTAGACGCATACGACCTTCCTCTCCGGATTGCCAAGGCCACCAGGACCCCCCTCCAGCAATGGCAGCAGACAGGATGGCCCATGCTCGGAAAACAGCCCGCACGCCTTTGGAACCAGACAAACGCCGGGGCCGGATTTAAATGCAATTGTTCAGAATGCTGCAGAGCCATGAAAATAAACCCTGTCAGGACAATGACCAGGAATCTCGGATGCACCGTTCAAATGACGGGCCAAAGGGGAGAAGAAGCCAACATACGGGGATTCAGGGAGATCAATGATGGGGCGCTTTTTTACCAAACACGCGATCGCATGTGGATAGCTAATCCTCTCAGCGGATGGACGATTTCCGACATATCGGCCTACCGCATAGCCGAGGACCTCCCCGAACACCCGGCCCGACGAAGGGGGGCCAAGACGATCGGCTGCGTCTTTTGCGGAGGAGGGGCGCAATACCACGAAAGCTCATATCGAATCCTCCGGAAGACCTGGCCAGAAGCCTGGGAACGATTTATGGTCCACTGGGGCGGAGGACTCGTCATTTTGTCGATCAAATATAAGGTTTTTCTTCACGACACGGGCGAAGCCGTCTCCCAATACGGAGGACTTTTCAAGCTATCCCAGGAAAGGCCCTGGCTCTTCGATTTCTTGAGGCAGAAGCCCCTCAAGGGATACGACAAATGAGCAAGGCGAAGAGGGCGGCTCTCGTACAGACGAATCAAACGCCCTATAAAAAAATAGACGATCGGCGCAGGCGGCTGAAGAAGAAGGCAATTTTAGACGGTTTTTTCCAAGTGACAGGAAACATATCCCATTTATGCCACCAGGTCGGAATTCAGCGATGCACGTTTTACAGCTGGCTAAAAAGCGATCCGGAATTTGCGGCCAAGATTCAGGAGGAAGAAGAAGGGCTCCTGGATTATGCGGAAAATTGCCTTTTTATGATGATGAAGGAAAAGATCCCGGCGGCCGTCATTTTTTATTTGAAGACCAAGGGAAAACACCGGGGATATGTTGAGCGCTTCGATCACGCCGTCCTGGGGCAAGTGCAGATGACCAAAGAACTGACGATAACGATCGTCCACACCAGGGAGGACGACACGGAATTTTTAAAAGAATTTGAGGCCGAAATAAATAGAGAGGTACCGACGGAATGACACGCGGGTCGCCCAAACACCTCCACTCCTTTTGTTGTGATTTTCTCCTTTTGCTGAAAAGGCGGCCGGTCGGCGAACAAGCCAGAAGTCCCGGGGGCGATCCGCGATAATCGGGATGGACAGCAGCGCCGGCCGGCCTGCCAAATAACTGAATGAGCATAATTTTATCCGCCTCTTTCGCACCCCTGCTCCAGAACAGATACCGATACCTTTTTCTAGTGGGCGGCCGGGGAAGCGGGAAATCTGAATTCTGGGTCAGGAAATTATTCATACGATGCTGGCAGGAAGGGAACCATAATTTTGTCGTTTTGAGGAAGGTCCGGCAAACAGCCAAGCGGAGCACCTGGGCCGCATTCAAGCAATTCCTCGATGAAGAAGGGGTCCCCTACAATGAGAATAAAACGGACCTGATCTTAGAATTCGAGAGCGGACAAAGCGGAAAGAAAAACGTTGTTCAATTCGGCGGCCTGGACGATCCGAAGAAAATCAAATCATTCAAACGATGCACCGGCCTGGTGCTGGAGGAATTAACGGAATTCAGCCGGGAGGATTTCATCGGGGTCGACCTCATCCTCCGAGAGGAAACCGGGCACTACCAGCAAATCATCGGCAGCTTTAACCCAGACGAAGCGGAGGCCCCCTGGATTAAGGAAGATTATTTTGTCGGGAATGAGCCAGTCACCGGCCCGGGAAAAGACCCAGATTCATACATCCACCACAGCACGATCATGGACAATCCGATCGAGAAAGTCCGGCACAATTATCTCAGGCGGCTAATGAAGCTGAAGGACCCGACTCACCGGGAGATTTTTCTCAAGGGATTCTGGGCCAAACCCAAAGGGAAAATATTCAATTGGGACATAGTCCCCCTGCCGGAACACGGATTTGACCAGATCTGGTACGGCGGCGATTTCGGGTTTAGGGTCGATGAAGCGGCGGCCGTGAAAATTTACAGGCGGAGCGATGAATATTGGGTCGAGCTGCTTTTATACGAGCTCGGCCTGACCGACCCGGCGATGGCCAGGGTCCTAAAGCAGGACCCCCGCTTTGACCCAGAGGCCCCCTCTTATTGGGACGACGCCGAACCGAAGGCGATCAAGACCCTGCGGGATCACAAAATCAACGCCAGGAAAGCAACAAAGGGGAAGGGATCGGTCGTGACCCAGATAGACCAACTGGCGGAATTTGACATTCACATCGTGGAGAACGAATTATCCCATCTTTTCGAGGACGAGGTCCGCCGATACAAATGGATGCAGGACAAGCACGGAGAGCTCCTCCGACCGCTCAAGCCGGTTGATACTTTTGACCATGCGATCTGCGCAGCCCGCTATGGTATTTACACGAATTTTGACTTATACTTGCGAGAGGCGTATAAAAAGGGAAAAGCCCATGCCGGGAAAAAAGAAGTGAAGAAAAAAACGGACGACCCGACGACCGCGATCATTACCGCAGCCGGGAGGGTTATCCCCCCTGACGAATTCAAGGCCGAGAAGGAAGCCAAAGAACGGCCAATCCCCACCAAAGGAGGCCCAGGATATGGAGCCAAAAAAGGCCGCGTCCACATCAGATAAGAAGGCCAGAAAAGGAAGGCTCGCCAAACAGAGCCAATTTGTGGTGACAAGCACGGGACTATATCCGCTCGACGTCCTCCAAAAGTACCAAGTCGACCGGGCCCATTCACAACAGATTTCAAGGGCCGAATCCGCCTTTCTCGATAAAAAGGGACTGGTCCCCCATCCATTCAACGCAAAAACCCTTTTGGAATTCCAGGAGAATAATGCGTATTTCGACGCCTGCGTGAAACAAATCGCAAAGGACGTCGCGGCACCAGGATGGCGTCTCGTTCCGATTGAGGAAGAAGATGAAGACGAGGCCCAGAAGGAAAGAGCCCAGGCTTTTTTTGATGACCCAAATGACCGGGACGAATCGATGTCCAGGATCATCGAAAAAGTAATCAGCGATTGGGGGGCGATCGGCTGGACGGCGATGGAACACAGCAGAGGGGCCGACGGGATGACGGACGGGATCTGGCACGTACCAGCCCAGACCATATACGCCCATGAGGACCACCTCCTATTTGCTCAAGTCAAGGGGACAAAAAAAAGATGGTTTAAAAGATTCGGGGTCCCGGATAATGTTTCCGATCTCACAGGGGAAACGGTCAAGAATGAAAAACACAAGGCAAACGAGATAATCTGGTACTCGAATTATTACGCCCTTTCTGAATTTTACGGAGCGACAAACGCGCTCCCGGCGATCGGCGCGATCATGGGAATGATGGGCGTCCGGACCTACAACCTGGCCTTCTTCGAGAATTACGGAGTGCCGGCCGGCTTGATGACCCTGGAGGGAGAGTGGGAGGAATTGGCGGCAGACCAGATCCGGGATTTCATCGATGCCGAAATCCGGGGATCAGACAATGCGCACAAAACGATCGTCCTGGAATTGCCGGAAGGGGGGAAGGCCACCTGGACGCCGCTTTCGGTCGAAGTTAAGGAAGGATCGTTCACGCTTTGGAACGACAATCTCAGAGGCGAGATCCTGGTTTGTTTCAGGATGCCGCCCTACCGGATAGCGATTGCAGCGATAGGGAGCCTGGGCGGAAACGTCGCAGACGAAATGACGAAGATTTATAACCAATCGATCATCGGCCCGCTCAAGGGCGACATGGGAGACTTGATAACCAGGACGGTTCTGAGGCAGGGCCTGGAGGTCGATAAATATCGCTTTGAATTGATCCCCCTCGACATTCGGGATCTCGATAAATTGTCGATCCTTTGGGACCGCATTTTCAAGCTGGGCGTGATCAACGCCGACTGGATACGGGCGAAGATGGGAGAGAAGGAACGGGAGGACGGGCTGGGCGGGGAATACTATATCGCAGCCGGGCTCCTGCCGGTCACGGGGGAAACGTTCGAGAAACGAGAGGCGGCTCTGAACGCCTGGATGGAGGATGAGAGCCTGCAGATCGGGGAGAAAATAAAAACGCTTGAGGCGGCGCAGGCGGCGATCCGCGAACAGGCGGAAAAGGGGGATGGATGACCAGCAAGGAAAAGGAGCGGCTGAAGACGGCCGTAAAGGAAATGGTAGAGGGGACGCTAGAGCAATATTTCGACATCATGGACACCAGGGAATATGCGAAATCAAAAGCAAGGCTCCGGCATTACGGAACCCGACTCCTCGACCTCGTCGATCAGCAGCCGACGGAGGAAAAAGATGAATACGAAATCCTCCTCCCGCCCCTCCATTTTGAACCAGGAAAGCCGCTGGTGCTACTTTCAACGGGAGAATTAAAGAGGGAAAATGACGAAGGATAAAGGCCCGCCCACAAACGACAAAGGCGGGCCTGCAGGGGCCATCCTCCTGCCGCAAGCGGAACCGCTCGGCCTGAAGCAGATCCAGGCCAGGATAAGGAAACAAGCGATCGGGCTAGAAAAGCAGATCGCCTACATCAAAGGCCTGGCCATAGGCAGCGAAGCCGGGGAAGATTTAATCAGAGAACTTGACTCGCTGGAAAAGGCGATCGAGGAAATAAGAAACTAAGGAGAAACGCATGGCAATTTTGATTTTTTTGAAGGGACAAAAGCAGCCCATCATTTTGAGGGAAAAACCAGAGGACTTCAGAAAGGCAATCGAGAACGCCTACAAATTGAAGGCCTCCGGCCAACCGGCCGCAGCAACAGAATTTCTAGGGTGGCACAACAAGACGATCTGGATCAATGATCTTTTGGGGGCGCTCGATTACGCCACGGCCGAAAGCGACAAAGAGATCCAGGATCAGCAGAACGAGGCAAAGAAGCAGGCATACGCGAGACAGAAAGCCATGGAAAAAGCCGCTCAAGGGGGAGGCGGAGGGCGAATTATGAATCTTTCTGGCAATCCCGGGGGAAAATTTCCTAGCTGATCCAGGGCAAATCGATGGACCTCCAAAAGGCAGCCGAAATCGACCAGGGGATCGCAGATTTGAAGATCCTGCAGAATCGTCTACGCACGGGCCTGGCAAAATCCGAGCGGGGGGACAGGGCAATGGCTCGATTCGCCAGGCTGGTCCGGAAATACGAAAAGCGCTGGCGCCGGCCGGTAGCCCAATGGCTGGCAGAGATGCGGGCCAGGCTAGACGCCGGGCTCCGAAGGAACGCCGGAGCGATGCTGACCGAGCCATCCGTCGACAAGCTGATCGATTGGGACGAATTCGACAAATGGACGATCAACCATTTCAAGCCGATCATGAGCGAAACCCTGGCGGGCGGAGGCAACTCGGTAATGAGAGAGCGCCGGGTCGCGAAAGCAGGCGGAGGATTCGACCCTCTCACGCAGGCGGCCCTGGATTGGCTAACGATTCACGCGCTCGACCTGGTACACGACATCAACGGAAAATCCAGAGCCGGGCTGATCCAGATGATCCTGGAAGGAATCAAGGCCGGGACAAACCCGAGGGACATCGCCCGGAAGCTCCGGAAATATGTCGGCATCACAGGCAAGATGGCACAGGCGGCAGCTAACCGGGAAGCCTGGCTGATCATTAATAGGCCGGAGCTCGGACCGGCCGCGATAAAGGGGGCGATGGACGCCTACACCAGAAAGCAGATCCGGTACCGGGCCGAGATGATATCGAGAACCGAAACGGCCTACGGGCTGAACGAAGGAATCCGGGAAGGATACGGGCAGCTTGGATACACGAAGCTGCAGCGGATAGAGGACCCCGTGGGGGACGATGAATGGGATTGCACATGCAGGGAAAACAACGGAGCGATCTACACTCTGGCGGAATCCCAGGGCGTCCTGCCGGAGCACCCGAATTGCGTCACCGGAGATATGCGGATTATTGCGCCGGGGATGAAATGGGTATATTCAGCCTCTTATAATGGCCCCATTTTTAGGATTGTGTTTGAGGGAGGCGTCATAACCATCACCTCGAAGCACCAACTCCTTACGACAAAGGGATTTGTCTCGGCCTGCGATCTTCGAAAGGGAGATCAAATAATCTATTGCAGGGCGTTCGAGAGGGAAGTTTTTGGTAACCCAAATGATGACGGGAAGCCACCCAGAATTGATCAGGTAATCACAGCGCTTTCTAAAAAGAGCGGCATGACGGCCAAAATTGTGCCATTGGCCCCCGAATATTTCCACGGAGATGGATCCCTGATGGATGGCGACGTCAACATTATAGCGGCCGATGGCCTTTTGTTGGGTGACTTCAAGCCCGGCCGAACGAAGGGCGGAAGCGAGAATCGTCTCGCCACGGCCGACCCCAAGTTTCCTTTTTTCGCGGGTTTTAGCGATCTTCTCCCGATGCTCACGACTTTGGCGCTTTCCTCGGACAGCATCATGGGCGGCAGAAACAATCCGGGACCGATCGACCGGAGAAACGATGTTATCCCACATGTTCTTTCTGACCTCTCCCCTAGATCGGAGGACAACCCCGGAATCCAGAAGCCGCCGGATAATGGGCTTTCGGCAGCAACCAAGGCTTTCCGAAATACTATTGAGCGTTTCTCCAGCGAGATAACGCCTCTTGATATCATCGACATTAAAATCGTATTCCATAAGGACCCCCAGATTGTTTATGATTTAGAAACAACGAGTTCATTATACCTTTGCAATGGATTAATTTCAAGCAATTGTGAAGGCACCTGGGTCGCCTATTCAGGATAACAAACAAAAACGGAGGACAACAAAATGTCAGACAAACCAGCAAGGACCGTGAGAACCAACACATTGTGGACCG